CCTGATCAACCACTTCCCTGACCACGACCTCGACGACACGAGACCACGGAGAACACCATGAACACCGCGCAGCCCGGCAAGAAGGTCAGCATCCCCGCGGCCTCGGACATCAGCGCCACGCCGTACCGCTTCGTCACGTCCGCGTCGGGCGCCCTCGCGCTCGCTGGCGCGGGCGTCGCGGTCGACGGCGTCTACAACGGCACCGGTGGAACCGCGGCCGGCTCGCCCGCGAGCGTCACGGTCGACGGCATCGAGCTGGTCGAGGTCGGCGGCTCCGTGACGAACGGCGACATCGTCAAGAGCGACGCCTCGGGCCGCGCGGTCACCGCGTCGGCAGGCGACATCCTGCTCGGCCGCGGCAAGGGCCGCGCGCGGGCGACCGCCTCGAGCGGCGCCGTCCCGGTGCTGCTGTTCCCGGGCCCCAACCCGGCGTTCGTCGGCGGCGTCGAGACGCTGACCGGCGCGGGCGCCGCGTCGGTCTACTACGACGTCACCGAGTGGGTCGCGACGAGCGACGCCGGCACGCTCGCCGACGGCCTGATCGTCGGCCAGCGGAAGATCGTCCGCACGATCGTCGGCTCGACCGGCTCGAACACGCTCACCCCCGCCACCGTCTCGGCGAACACCGACGGTGGCACCTCGCCGGCCTCGGTGACGTACACCGCGATCGGCCAGGAGACGGAGTGGGAGTGGCGCTCGGACGGCTGGAAGCTCGTCCGCATCCAGGGCGCGGGCGTCGGCGCGGTCACCGCGGCCAGCACCGTCAACCTGCTCCACGCGACCAACCACGCCACCATCGACGGCACCGACGTCATCACCCTCCCGGACGGCTACTACCCGGGCCAGGAGGTGGCGATCAAGGTCATCGCCGCGGCGAACACGCCGGTGATGGACGTCGGCGGCAAGTTCTTCGACGAGGACGGCAGCGCGGACGGCACCAACGTGACGTTCGACGCGGCCGCGGTCGGGAACTGGATGCGGGCCAAGTGGTCCGGCGCCCGCTGGGACATCCAGGGTCACCTCAACGCCGTGGTCGAGGTCTGAGCCGATCGGCTGACCGCCACCATCAACCCCTTCGCCGACAACGCCCACGACGACACCAGGAGCAACGACCATGTCCACCGCCAACCAGGACCGCGACGACGTCGCCGACATCACCGGCGAGAGCCGCATCGAGGCGATCGCGAAGGGCCTGCCCGACGCCTCGGACGTGTACATCGACCCCGAGCTGACGGCCGTCGCCGAGGCGTACGTCCAGTCGGACACGCACTTCATCGCGCGGCGGATGTCGACGGCGATCCCGGTGCAGAAGCGCACCGGCCAGTTCGCGAGCTTCTCCAAGGCGGACTTCCTCCGCGACGAGATGCAGGAGCGCGCGGACGGTGACGAGTCGGCGCGCGGCGGGTTCCGGCAGTCGTTCAAGTCGTACGCCTGCACGGTGTACGGCCTGCACGACGACGTCGGCCCGCAGCGCCGGGCGAACAACCCGAACACGGGCGCCGCGACCGCGCGCTACCTGATGCGCAAGGGCCTGCTCAAGACCGAGGTGCTGTGGGCGGCGACCGCCTGGGGCAACTCGATCTGGACGACCGAGCAGACCGGCGTCGCGACCCCGACGCTCGACACCGAGTTCCTCACCTGGGAGGACGACGACGCCGACCCGATCAAGGCGCTCGAGCTCGCGATCGAGCGGTACGAGGACGTGGCGGCCGGGTTCCCGATCACGGACCTCACGTTCCAGCGCAACGTGTGGACCAAGTTCAAGAACCACCCGAAGGTCCTCAGCCGCATCAACGCGGGCCAGACGCCCGGCAGCGGCGCGGTCATGACCCGCCAGCGCCTCGCGGACATGCTCGAGGTGAAGAACGTCTGGGTGGCGAACGCGCGCAAGACGACCAGCGCGCCGCTCGTCGCCGAGGCGTCCTCGACCTTCGCGCTCATCTGCGCGACCGAGGGCGTCCTGGGCGTCCACCGCTCGGAGGTACCGAGCACCGACGACCCGACGGCGCTCGCGCTGATGGACTGGACCGGCTACTCCGGCGCCGGCGCCAACGGCCAGGCGATCTTCGAGGAGCCGGTCCCGAACACCCGCGGCGCCATCCGCCACGAGATCGAGCTCGCCATGGGCATGAAGCTCGTGAGCGCCGACCTCGGGTTCTGGATGAAGACCCCGCTCGCGACCCCGGCCTGATCCGCTGGCGCCACCTTCCTGACCTGACAGGAGACGCACCATGCACAGCCCACACGACCCAATCCCAGCTCAGGCACACGCCATCGAGGACCACGTCTTCAAGGGTGTGCGCTACCTCGCGGGCGAGCCGTGGCCGCTCGACGGCCGGACCGCGCTCGAGGTCCGCACCCAGCACGCTGGGCGGCGCATCGAGTACGGCCCGCCGCCGGCGCGCCTGGCAAAGCGCGCCGCGGACCGCCGCGCGGAGCTGGCGCGCGCGGCGAGCGCCAAGGCGGCGGTCGAGACGATGACCGAGGCCGAGCTCGAGGCCGCGACCGCGCCGGCCGCGCCGGCCGAGAAGCCGCAGCCGCAGGCGCGTCGCAAGGCGGGCTGACCCCGTGGCCTCGCGCGAGGTCGAGCGGATCAGGCGGGCGCTAGACAGCGCGGTGACCGGCGCGGTGTCGTCGGTCGCCGTGAATGTGGAGACCGCGCTGGTCGCAGCCACGCCTGTCGATACCGGACACGCACGCTCGCGTTGGCGTGTCACTAAGCGCTCGCGCAGCGCAGCGGAAATGGACGTGATCCTCTCGTCGAGTGGGCGGGCCGAGAGCGTCCACATCAGCAACGACGCTCCGTACATCGGTCGCCTCAACGCTGGCAGCTCGTCACAGGCTCCGGCCGGGTTCGTGCAGCGAGCGATCGCCGACGGCATCCGCGCCGCCAAGATCGAGAGGCAGCGGCGGAGCGACGCTGCAAGGCGTGGGTGGGAGACAAGGAGATCGCGGTGACCCTCGGCGAGGCCGTCGAGGCCATCCAGCAGCGCTGGCTGGACGAGTGGGTCGACGGGTCAAACGACCCGCTGACGGCGTCGGCGTTCGACGACGAGCCGTTCGACGCCGACTCGGTCGATGACCCATGGGTGCGCCTGACGATCCGCCACACCGGCAGCGAGCAGGCGACGGCCGGCCCGGTCGGAGGCCGCAACTTCGACCGCACCGGCATCGTGCTCGCGCAGGTGTTCACGCTGACCGGCACCGGGCGCGACGACGACGGCGCGAGCGGCCTGTCGGCCGATGACCTGGCGCAGACCGCGCGGGCCGTGTTCGAGGCGGTGCGCGTCTCGGGCACGTCGCTGGTGTTCTTCGCCGGGACGACGCGCGAGGGCGACGTCGACGGGCGCTGGGCGATGACCACGGTCGAGGTGCCGTTCCGGTACCGGGAGACCAAGTAGCAGGAGACCACCATGGCCGACGTCAACAGCAACTTCGTCACGCTCGCGCAGTCGATCGAGAGCGCGCCCGGGACCGCGGGCACGACCTGGACGCAGCTCGAGTACAACCCCGGCGCGCTGCGCGTCGAGTCGAACGTCGCCACGGTCACGCGCAACCCGGTGAGCAAGAACCGCCAGCGCCGCGCGGGCGCGCCGGTGAGCCGCGACGCCGGCCTCGGCTACGACACCGACCTGACGATGCACGCCCTCGAGGCGATCATCGAGGCGTTCTTCTTCGCCAAGGGCGAGGGTCCCGGCCTCACCGACGGCGAGCCGTTCCGCCCGACCGCCGTGACCAGCACGGGCTACACCGTGGCGAGCGGCGGGGCGCTGGCGCAGTACACGCTCGTGTACGCCCGCGGGTTCCCCGACGCCGAGAACAACGGCCTCAAGGTCGTCGGCGCGAGCTCGACGGCGACCGAGATCAAGACGTCCGGCCTCACCGCCGACGCCTCGGTGAGCGACACCGAGAACGCCACGGTGGAGATCTGCGGCGTCCAGGGCACGAGCGGCGACATCACGATGACGGCCGGCGGCGACCTCGCGTCGACCACGCTCGACTTCACGACGCTCGGCCTCACGGACGGGCAGTGGATCAAGATCGGAGGCGATGCGGCGGCGACGCAGTTCGCGACGGCGGCCTACAACGGCTGGGCGCGGGTGCGTGGGACGGTCACGGCCAACCTGATCCCGCTCGATCGGCACTCGTTCGCCGAGGGCGCCGACGCGGGCACCGGCAAGACGATCCACATCTACTTCGGGCGCTTCTTCCGCCAGCGCGACGTCGACAACGCCGACGCGATCGAGCGGACGTTCACGCACGAGTACTCGCTGCCCGACATGGACGGCGCCGCGACCGACCGCTACGGGTACGTCACCGGCTGCTACGCCAACGAACTCGCGATGCAGTTCCCGCTGCAGTCGATCGCGACGATGTCCGTGGGGTACATGGCGCTGACGGCCGACCCGCCGGTCGTCGCAGGCTCGCGGCTGTCGGGCGCGTCGTCGATGCGCCAGCCGCGCAAGACGTCGGCGATCGTGACCTCGAACGACTACGGGCGGCTCGCGCTGGCCGAGTACGACGAGACCGGCATCACCACGTCGCTCAAGAACATGACCGTGACGATGCGGAACAACTGCTCGCGCGAGTACATCCAGGGCACGTTCGACCCGGCGAAGGTCAACGTGGGCCAGTTCGAGGTCGACGTCGAACTGGACCTGTGGTTCGACTCGGTCGCCGTGGCCGAGGCCGTCGCGGACAACACAACGTGCTCGCTCAACGTGGCGATGCAGTGCGACGACGGCGGGTTCTACCTGGACATCCCGGCGTGCAAGCTCGGCGGCGGCGCGCCGGCGTTTCCGGCCGGCGAGACGGTCCAGATCAGCGCGACCGCCGCGGCCGAGCAGGATCCGGCGCTCGGCTACACGATCGGCATCTCGACGTTCCCGTACCTGCCGCCGCTCACCTGATGACGTGGGCACGCCCGCCGCGGTTCGCCGCGGGCGTCAGGAGGCGCTGGCAGGCCGTCGCCCATGTCTGCCCCCGCGAGGGCTCCCTACCTGAGAGGAGATGACGCTGTGACCACCCTGGACTTCTCGAACCTCAAGGCAGCCGCGGTCCGGCAGAACGCGACGGCGTGGCTCGTGCTCGACGCGCTGGACGGCAGCCCGTCGGTCGAGCTCGCTCCGCTCAGCGAGCACAACCCCGACTACCTCAACGCGCTGCTGCGCGACAACGCTGCTCGTCGACCCGCGAAGAAGGGCAAGGGCGGCAAGGCGCGCGAGGGTCGCCCCGAGGACGCGGATGACCTGATCGAGCGGATCGCCGAGACGCGCGAGGACCGGCTCGACTGGCTCGCGCGGTTTGGCGTCAGGGGCTGGCGCGGCATCCGCAACGCCGCCGGCGAGGAGGTCCCGTTCAGCCAGGACGCGGCACGCCTGTGGCTGCAGGCGCTGGCAACGCATGCCGGGTGGCTGTTCGACCGTCTCGCGGAGTTCTGCCGCAACCCCGCCAACTTCACCGAGGGGGCGATCGGCGAGGCCGACGTCGAGGTGCTCTCGGGAAACTCCGAAGGCGGCTAGGGTGGGAACTGCGGATCCAGAAGGATCTGTGGCTGCTCGAGGCCGCCGACGCGAACCCGACGGACGCCCGGGCGCAGGCGCGTGCCGCGACGGTGCAGCGCGGCGCTCCGCCTGTCACCGACGCCGACCGCTGGCTGCTCCGCGCGTTCTGGGACCTCACGTCGAGTCGACAGTACGGGCAGGCGATCGGCGGCATCCCGTGGCGCGACATCGTCGCCTACGGGGAGCGGAGCGGCCTGGATGGGGACGTGCTCAGCATGTTCGTGCGCGTGATCCGCTCGCTGGACGGCGAGTACCTCCGCTGGGAGGCAGAGGAGGCGAAGAAGCGTGCGTCAGCGCCGGCTTCGTCCGGGCCGTCCGTGGCACCGCGTGGCGCGCCGCCGGCGCGCGGGAAGGGGCGTAGCCGTGTCTGAGACGTTCCCGATCGTCGTCGTCGTCGACCCGTCCAAGGCGAAGCATGGCTCGGGGCAGGTGATGCGCGAGCTCGACCGCATCGAGCAGCGCGGCTCCGGCGTTGGCAGCTCGCTGGGCGACAGCATGGGCGGCGGGTTCGCGAAGGCGGCGCGTATCGCCAAGACCGTGGGCGCGGCAGTCGCGGTCAAGGAGGTTGTCACGGGCTTCATGGAACTGGCGGACGCGAACACGACGCTGGAGAACAGGCTCAAGGCGGCCGGGGTCCAGGCGGACAAGCTCACCACGTACAAGGACTTCCTCAAGACGTCCGCGAACGAGCTGCGGGTCAGCGTCGACGACCTGGCAGACCGCTTCGGGCGGATCGCGTTCGCGACGAAGCACCTCGGCGTGACCCAACTCGAGGCACTGGAGTTCACGGAGTCGCTCACGAAGGCGATGAAGATCAACGGCGGATCCGCCGAGTCGATGAACGCGGCGATGACGCAGCTGATCCAGGGACTCCAGAGCGGCGTCCTTCGCGGCGAGGAGTTGAACTCCGTGATGGAGCAGTTCCCCGTCGTAGCGGACATCATCGCGAAGGGGATGGGCACGACCACGGCCAGCCTGCGCAAGATGGGCGAGGCAGGGGAGATCACAGCGCGCGACGTGATGCGCTCGTTCCAGCTTGCCGAGGGCGACATCGAGAAGCGGTTCTCCGACCTGGAGCCGACCTACGCGGAGCGGTGGCAGCAGATCAAGAACACCGCGCGGAACCTCGCGGTGGACGTGATCGGCGCGTTCGAGGACATGGGGTCCGGCATCAAGGATGCGCTCGGCCTCGGCACGCAAGGGACCGCGGACGAGATGCGCGCGCTGGCGGACCAGATCGAAGGGACGGCCGCAGACGTCTGGGACCTGGCCGAGAACCTCCGGGCGGCCGGCGACGAGCAGGAGCAGTTCATCGACGGGATGAAGAAGTGGGCCGACGCCGGTCCGCCTGCGCGCAAGGAGGCGCTGCAGATGCTCGGCGTCCTCGAGGAGACCTACTACTGGCTCGACGCGATCAACAAGGTCCGCGGCATGAAGCAGGTGCAGGACTCTACGACGCAGATGCTGACGGCGCAGGTGACCGCGCACCAGTCCGCGATCCTGGCGGCGATGAGCCCGAAGGCGATCAAGGAGGCGAAGGAGCGCGAGAAGAAGGCGCGCGCCGAGGGCGCCCGCGCGGCGCAGGAGTACGCCGCGTTCATCCTCGACCTCGAGCGCGGGTTCGTCGCCGCAGAGCGCCAGCTCGCCGAGGAGCGCGCGAAGTGGCACGAGGCGTTCTGGGCGCCCGAGAACCTCAAGACGCGGCAGACCGTCGGCTCCGGCATGGGCGTCGACCTCGACGCGCGCGGCTTCGGCTCGCAGTACGAGGTCAACGCGGCCGCCGGGCGCAAGCAGGCGCACGCCTTCGCGAGCGACTTCTTCGGACTCGACGGCAGCCCGAAGGAGATCGCCAAGCCGGTCACCGAGGCGGCGCGCCTCGCCTCGGATGCCTGGGGCGCGGCGTCGCAGGAGATGACCAACGCGCTGCTGCAGTTCGTCCGCACGGGCGAGTTCTCGCTCAAGGACTTCCTCGGCGGCCTGCTCGGGCAGCTCACGCAGATCGGCATGGCCGGCCTCGGCCGCTCGATCGGCCTCCCCGGCTACGCCACCGGCGGCGCGTTCACCGTCGGCGGCACCGGAGGGACCGACAGCCAGCCAGTCGCGTTCATGGCCACGCCGGGCGAGCGCGTGATCATCCAGACGCCGCAGCAGCAGGCCGCCGCGAACAGCGGCGGCGGTGGTGGCGGCGGGCCGGTCAACGTCAACGTCCTGCTCGACCGGGGCGACATCGTCGGCCTGCTCGACTCGCCCGAAGGCGGGCGCGCCATCGTCAAGGCGGTGCGGATGAACCGCGACGCCATCAAGTCGCTCCTGGGGTGACGCCATGAACAAGACCGGTCCCTACCTCCTCCAGCAGCACGAGCCGACCGCGGCCCTGCGGCGCGTCTACTTCGAGCTCGTCGACGCCACCGACGGCTACACCGCCGAGCCGGGGCTCACGTTCTCTGGCGCCGAGATCCAGGTCAGCAAGGTCGGCGGCGCGTTCGCCAACGCCACGAACGTCGCGGCGGCGACGCAGCAGAGCGACGGCTCGTACTACGTCGAGCTCGCCGCCGCCGAGCTGGACACGCTCGGCGCGCTGCGCGTGAAGATCGAGAAGACGGGGTGCCGGCTGGCGTGGATCGACGTCCAGGTCGTCGCCGCGGGCCCGTACTTGGCGCCGGTCGCTGCGGTCGCCGCCGACGGCAGCAACAGCGCCACGACGTTCAAGACCGACCTCGCCAGCTCGGTGAACGACTTCTACAACGGCGCCTTCCTGGTGTTCGTCAGCGCGTCGGCGGTGACCGCACAGGTGCGGAAGATCGCCGACTACAACGGATCCACCAAGTTCGTGACGCTGGCGTCTCCGCTCACCGTGGCGCCGACGGCCGGCGACAAGTTCGCGGTGATCAACCACTGACCGCGCGCACGCGATGGGCATCCTCCTCCTCAGCAGCGACGTCGACGCCGCCACGACCGTGGACACGGCGACGGGTCCGCTCGTGCGCTGGCTGCCCGACGTGGTGACGCAGACGCAGCAGTGGCGGACGGACATCCTCAAGGCGCACGACGGCACCGAGCACCGTGTGGCCGTGCTGCCGACGCCGCGCGACCGCTTCGAGCTCGGGTGGGTGCTCGACGACGACATGATGCGCGAGATCCGCGACGAGCTGCTGCTGTCGCCGGACCAGACGTTCCTCGTGCCGCTGGCGCACGAGAGCGAGGCGCTGACGGCCGCGCTGACCGGCACCACGCTCTACTTCGATCAGACCTACTGCGACTGGTGCCAGGTCGGGCGCTCGGTGCTGGTGCTGGGCTACGACGACACGGGCACGGCGTACCACCAGGCGACGATCACGGCGGTCGACCCGACGGGCAACGTCACGATCTCGCCGACCGCGTCGCCGCTGTCGTTCGCTGCCGGCGCCGCGCGCGTGTACCCGCTGGCGGCGCTGTACCTCGGCGACGGCGCGCCGACCGCCCGCTATCCGGTGAACGCGGGGCAGTGGTCGCTGACCGGCGTCACGGCCGACCTGATGCCCGAGCTCGGCACCGGCGGCACCGTGACCGAGTTCGACATCTACCCGGTGCTCGACCTGCCGCCCCTCAACACGGAGCAGGTGGTCGAGGCGGTCGAGGCCGGCGTCCAGGTGATCGACTACGGCGGCGTGATCGAGGCGGCGTGGGGGCGCAGCGTCGCAGACATGGTGCGCGGCGTGCGGCTGATGCTCGCGACGCGGGCCGAGCGGCAGTGGGCCAAGGCGTTTCTCGACGCATGCCGCGGCCGCCAGTGCGCGTTCTGGTTGCCGACGTGGCGGCGTGACCTCGTCACGCTGTCGTACCCAGATGCCGGTGACGACACGGTCACCGTGGAGTCGACGGACATCCTCGACGCAGGAAGCAGCGCACATGTCGCGTGCCAGTTCGCGTGGGCGAACGGCGACATCAGCTACCACACGGTCGTCACCGCCACCGACAACCTCGACGGGACGCACGGCGTCGAGTTCTCGCCCGTGTTCCCCTACGAGATCGACGGCGAACATGCGGTCGTGATATCGTGGCTCGAGCTGTGCCGGCTCGCGACCGACGAGGTCACGTGGTCGCACGGGTCGACGCGGTCGATCTTGAACCTCTCCGCCCAGGTGGTGCAGTGGTGACCTGGCTGACGCTCGAGCAGTCGATCCAGCAGAGCCGGCCCGTCGAGCTGTACCAGTTCACGCTGCCGACGGCGGTCTACCTCTACACGTCGCACCTGCGCGACGTGGAGTACGGCGGCGACACGTACACGGCGATCGGGATGACCCGGTCGACGGCCGAGATCTCTCCGGCCGACCCGAAGGAACTGACGATCCAGCTTCCAGTGTCGACGCCGCTGGTGCAGGCGATGATCGGCAACGGCGTCCCGCCCGAGCGCATCGACGTCGTGCTGCTGCGCTACCAGCCGAACGGCGGCGCCGCCGTCCAGCTCGCCGACGGCCCGCTGACCGGCCTGTCGGTGCGCGGGCGCGAGGCGACGCTGCGGGTGAGCAATCGGATGGCCGAGGCGCTGGCGGTCGAGGCCGGCGGACGGCGCATCTCGTCCACCTGCAACCACGTGCTCTACGACGCGAGGTGCGGTGTCGCACGGACGTCGTTCGATGTCGCGACGACCATCGCGACGATCGACGGGCGCGAGCTGACCGTGGCCAGCGTCGGCGGCAACGACGACGGGTACTTCGTCGCCGGCGAGATCGCCACCGCAGACGGCGAGCGACGGATGGTCGTCAGCCAGGTGGGCACGGCGATTCGCATCACCGCTCCGTTCTCCTCGCTCGCCACGGTCGGCACGTCGGTGACGCTCTACGCCGGCTGCGACCACTCGATCCAGACGTGTCGGGACAAGTTCTCGAACGTCGTGAACTTCGGCGGGCACCCGAACGTGCCGTCGAGCAACCCGTGGATGTTCGGCCTGCTGCGCGGCGACGGAGACCTCTGACCATGCCGATCCCCGTCATCGCCTGGATCGCGATCAACGTCGGGCTCTACATCCTGAACTACGCGTACCGGCACTTCACCAAGCCCGACGCGGTGAGACCGAAGCCGCAGCAGTTCCGCATGCCGCGAGCCGAGGAGAACGCCACGATCCCGTGGTTCATCGGGCGCGTGCGCGTGCGTTCGCCGATCCTGGTCGACAAGTGGGGCCTCCACAACGAGCCTGTCAGCGTCGACGTCGGAGGCGAGGACGTCGTCGTCGGCTACCGGTACGTGTTCGACGGCATGCGTCTCGTGCTCGCGCTCGGGACGCCGAGCGGGCAGACGTTCCTGCACCGGATGTGGTTCGGCGACCGCGAGGTGCTGAACGTGAACGGCGCGCCGACCATCACCGGCTCGGTGAGCAAGCTCGACTTCTACGGCGGCAAGGGGCAGGGCGGCGGAGTGTCGTTCGCCTGGTACATGTATCCGGGCGACTTCGACCAGACGAACACGAACAACGGACGCCAGGCGGTCCATGACTCGTGGGTGGCCGCCGGGCGCGACGGAGACCTGTTCACGCCACTCCGCGGCCAGGTCGCGGTGGCGCTGCTCGACTTCAACACCGGCGAGGGCGCCTCGATGGAGCCCATCAGCGCCGAGATCCAGTACAGCGACCCGATCTCCTCGTCTGGCATCCACTCGCTCGACCTGGTCGAGGGCGCGGACGCGAACCCGGCCGTGGCGCTGTGGTACGTGCTCACCGACGGCTGGGGCGGCCTCGGGATCTCCGAGAGCGACATCGACGAGGACAGCTTCGTCACCGCCGGCACGACCCTCGCCACCGAGGGCAACGGCTTCTCGATGATCGACGAGAGCGGCGGAAGCGCGCAGGAGCGCGTCGACACGATCATCGCGCAGATCGACGGAGTGCTCTACCAGGAGCCGACCACAGGCAAGTGGACGCTCGGCCTGATCCGCGACGACTACGACATCGGCGACCTCACGCTGTTCGACGAGGCGAACGTCGTCGGCGAGCCGGAGTACGAGGCCGGGACGTGGGCGCAGCTCACCAACCAGGTGATGGTCGTCTACGAGGACCGGGCCAAGAGCTACAGCGAGCGGACCGCGCGCGCGCAGGATCTCGCGTCGATCAACGCGCAGGCAGGTCGCGTCCGCAGCGTAACGATCCCGTTCCCGGGGTGCAAGACGCGCCAGCTCGCAGCCGCGCTCGCCTCGCGCGAGCTGCGCAAGCTGTCGCTGCCGCTGGCGACCGCCAAGCTCCCGGTGAACCGCGACGGACTCAACGTGCGGCCCGGGTCGGTGATCAAGTGGTCGTGGTCGGAGTACGGCGTCACCGAGATGGTGATGCGCGTCGTCAAGGTCGACCCCGGCTCGCTCGACGCCAACACCGTCTGGCTCCACTGCGTCCAGGACCGGTTCGCCTACGACGCGACCGTGATGCCCGAGCCGGACTGGGTGTTCCCGATCGCCGACACCTACCGGATCGTCGAGCGGTGGGTCGGCGAGGCGCCGCGCTGGATCCAGTACCGCGGGTACGTCGCCGGGGCGATCAACGACCCTGACGGCGCGCGCGGCTACTACCTGGCCGTCCCGCGCGGCCTGGCGGTGGTCAACGGGGCGCTCGAGGCGCGCAACAGCCTCGACGTCGGCACCAGCTACACGGTCGACGTCCAGCCCAAGCGCTTCCCCGGCCGCGCCACGGTCGAGACCGCCTACGGCCGCGAGCTCGACCCGTACGACACCGGGACCGGCCTGCGGATCGAGAACCTCTCCGGCTGCACGCTCAGCGGCACCGCCGACGGCGCGATCATCCTGCAGGGCCGGAACCTCGCCCTGATCGACAACGGCGTCGCCGGCGAGGAGGAGATCATCGCGTTCGGCGACGTCACCGACGAGGGCGGTGGCGTCTACACGCTCGGCGAGGTCTGGCGCGGCCTGTTCGACACCGTCCCCCGCGACCACGCGCTCGGCGAGCGGATCTACTTCCTCGGCTCGATCAGCACGGCGGGCCAGGCGCAGAACGTCGACATCGGCCGCGTCGGTGGCTCGGCGCGCGACTTCGAGGACAGCGTCGTCGTCAGCCTGCGGACCCAGGGCGACAGCCGCCACGAGGACGAGGCGCCGTGGCTCGACACCGTCACGATCGGCCTGCGCGCGCTCAAGCCGCTGCCCGTCGCCGACCTCGAGATCGGCGCGAGCAAGACGCCCGCGACGCTCACCGAGGAGGGAATCGACCTGACATGGAAGCGACGCGACCGCCTCGCCGAGACCGTGGTCCGCGGCGACCAGGCTGACGTCGAGCCGGAGGCCGGCACGACCTACCTGGTCGAGGGCACGCGCGGCGACGGCCTGTACACCAACGAGATCCAGACCGGGATCAACGACGTCGAGGCGCTCGACGTCAGCCTCGCGTCGATCGGCTACGGCGCGATCGAGGTCGCGGTCCGGTCGCGTCGCACGATCACGCTCCCCGACGGCACGTCCGAGGCGCTCAGCTCGCACCAGAGCCCGAGCCTGGTCATCGAGTGCCCGGAGTGGCGGAACCTGCTGCTGAACCCGCGCGGCGCCGCCGACAGCGAGGACCACTGGACCGTCACCGACGGCCTGCTCGACGCCGTCACGCCGGGGATCGGCGGCGCCGGCTACTACCTCACGAGCGACCACGCCGACAACGGGAACCTCGACTTCTACCAGGACGTCAACGTCGCCGGATGGTGGTGCGAGCGGATGGTTGCGCTTCTGTGGGTGATGGCGAAGAACACCGACGGCGACGCGATCGACACGCTGACCGTGGACCTCGTGGCGAAGCAGGCCAACGGGACGACGATCAGCACGCAGACCTACGGGCCGACAGCGCAGAGCACCTCGCAGTGGTTCCGCCGCTCCGTCGCGTTCACGGCGCTCCCCGCCGACACCGCGATCCTGCGCGCCCGCATCCTGGCGACCGACGCCGGCGGCAGCGACTGGGCAGCCGTCGCCGTGACGGAGATGCGCCTCATGGTCGGCCAGCTCGTCTCCCCGTGGGCCGACGGCTTCGAGTCGGGCCTCGGATCGTGGACGTCCGTGTCCGGCACGTTCACGGTGCCCACGACAGCACCGCTCTACGAGGGCGCGCAGTACGCCCGGGGCGACGCCGCCGCCGACAGCGAGTACAGGCGCGACTACGCGATCAGCGGATCCGTCGGCTACGAGGTCGGCGCGACCGCGCTCCTCGACTTCGCGCGCATGAACGACAGCGGCAACGGGACCGGGACCGTCACGATCGAGTGCCGCGACGGTTCCGGCGTGCTCGCGTCGGCGACGACCGGCGCGGAGAACGTCGGCACGACCTGGGTGCGCCGTCAGCTCTCGGTCGAGATCCCGATCGGCACGACGACGATCCGC